ACGGATGAATTTAATTTACATAGACCGCCTCCTGGACTTCAATCGATATCAACTGAAATGTTGGGTGGTAATGGTGGTAAATTTAGAAAAGCATCTGTTAAATTTTCAGTATCTTCAAAATATCAACTTGATTATATGACTCCATTTTTTCTGGTTCCCGGAATAACATGTTTTATTGAATTTGGATGGAATAACTTTGATCCTTCTAGTTTATTAAAGTTGAATGTTCGTGGTCAAGTCAAAAAGAAGGGTCAAGAAGGAACAGGGGTATTAGGAAGATTAACTGATTATAAAAATACCCACAAAGCGCAAATGGATTCCAAAGGAAATTATAGTTGCGTGGTTGGTAGAATAAACAATTATAATTATAATTTAAGATCAGACGGTGGATTTGATGTAACGTTGGAAGTTATGCAAGTTGGCGAGGCTATATATGGATTATCTGTAGAACCTGATAGTAAAAATAAAGCCGACCCTTCTGAGTTCTCTATAAATTTATCCAAATATTTAGAAGATAATTTAGATAAAATAGCAGAAAACAACAAAGATGATCTTGGAGTTTTACCTGCTCCATTAGATACTGCTGTTAAGAAGGTTGGGAAAAATGAAATTCCATTAAAAATTGATGATCGTTATTTTTCATCTAAATATACAATAGAGGATGAGGGAAATCAATCCGCAAAAGAAGCCGATGCTAAATACATTTCATTTGGATTGCTTATTGATATAATAAACTATTATTCAGAATTAAAGACCGGGGATGATGTAATAAGCGGTTTTAAATTTGACATATCAAAAAGTTATATTTCAGCAACACCAAATTTAAAATCAATCGACCATTCGGTTATGATAATTCCTAATTCAATAGCACCATCTTTGAATTTTGACGCTGATTTAAATAAAACGTCAGATACTTCAAATTCAGAAGGAACTTCTTTACGTGAAGCTAATGACGCTTTGAAATTGGCGGTTGGTTCGTCAAAAATTTCAACAGATAGAATAGATATAACTGAATTTTTTCCATTGAAGGGTAATTGTAAGTTTCCAGAATTAACCGATTTTTCATTAGATGAAATAAAATATGGCATTGGAGGATACTGGGGAAAATTAGAGAATTTGTATATTAATATAAAAATAATTAAAAACACAATAAAGTCATCAAAACGAATTGTCGATTTCGTTGAATCTATTTTAGAAAAAATGTCTGGTGCCGCATGTGACATTTGGGATTTTGAAATAAAAGGCAAAACCAACGGAGAAGTTGATTTAGATTGTACAATTGTAGATAATAATTTTGCTGTAGATTCGACTAGATTTAAAAACGAAACATACACATTTAATCCATTAGCCACCAATAGTATATTAAAAAATCTAACGTTTGGGATAAATCTGCCAGATTCAGTGGCAACTCAAACTATAATGGATTCTTCTAGTTCCACAGATTCAAGAAAGGAAGCAACGTTTTTCTCTCAAATAAAAGGTCAAACCGTTAAAGTTTACGATGAGTATTTAAATGACATGGTAGTAAATGAAACGGAGGGTAATAAAAAAAGTAAAGTAGAACCTGATAAAATATTGGCAAAGAACTTCGATAATGATTATTTTACAATAAAATCAAGCGATGGTAATATATTCAAACTAGCAGAACCAAATAAGAAATTAATGCAAAATCTCATTAATTTAGATAAAAGTCCAAATAATAATGCAATTTACAATGGCATGGTTCCCGGTGTAGAAGTTGAATTGGAACTTCTTGGAATTTCCGGTCTTAGATTTTTAAATGTATTTTCATTGGAAGGTATTCCTGATATTTACTCAAAAAATGGAGTATATCAAATAAAAAACGTAAAGCATTCAGTATCGGATCATATATGGACAACAGTAGTTACTGCTGGATTAAGACCATTTCCAACTGTATTAGAAAAAAAGAAGGTATAAATTATGTCTGATGTAGTATCTGATTATAATAAAACGATAACATCTTTATCTAAATTGATGAAAAGCAAATTTCCATCAGCATTTAAATTGACCATTACGGAGGATGATTATACTGAAGGTTTTGTGTATCGATTTTTTTGTCAGAAAATAAACACGAAGGAAATCACTGAAGTGAGCGACAGAAACTACAGAGATTTAAAGCGTTCACCGTTATATCATTGTTTTGATGTTGAATGGAAAATTACAGGGCCTGATCGAAATATAATGAATGAAAAGGTCATTCAAAATCAAGGAGTATACGAATATAATTCAGAAAGCATAGATGAAATTGCTAATATTGTTCCTGAAATTCGTAATTTTTTAGTTAATCCTCTTGAGTTCTGGCGAGGGTATTAAAATATATAAAAAGGGTACAAATAGTTTTTATAACTTGACAATGTACAATTTAATGGTACAATATTGGTACCAATTAATAAATAAAAAATATTAAATATAATTTGTACAATTTAAATTAATAAAAGCAATTAGGTACAAAATATATAAAATAAGCATAATGTACATTATATAAAAAATTAAGTACAATATCAACTATAAAAAGCATTGTACAGAATTTTTTTGATTGACTTTTACTGAAAAGTGTATTATATTTGCTGTCGTGAGGTATATTGAAGACAGTTTAGGAATACAAGAATTAAGCACCGCCTTGAAAAATAAGGATGTGTTTATGTATTGCATTCCTACGACTACCTACAAACATCCCTGTTGCGATAGTTTATCTTTATTATTTATTTTAGATATACAAGAGCGTGAAACCTTTGCGGTTATTTTTAATCATATAGATTCACAGTTTAATGTAAATTTGTCTGATATAATTCCAGTTCTTAATTTAACCAGAAGCCGTTTTGTCGTAGACAAAAAGAGCTTTAAGCAATATATTGATATCAGCGACCTGCTTGACGTTAAGTTTTTAGCGCATGCTATTAATAAAGATTTTAGCATTAATCCAACTTCAGTTCATACATTTTACAAGTATCAGTTTCCTAAATGTAATACAGTGAATCGGATCGTTCCGATCAATAAACACTATGAAACATTTGAAAAACTATACAGTAATGCTTTTGAAATTTTAAAAACTGAACATAATAAGTTAAAATTAGACGCTTATATCAATTCTAATAATATTTTGACTGATACATTATACCAAATAGAGAAAAATGGTATATGCGTCAATCCAGGCGACTTTATCAAGTCATTCAAAGAAGACTCTGTAAAGTTATTAGACGGAAACTTAATTAGATCACAATATAATTTATTTACATCTACTGGAAGACCATCGAATAAGTTTGGTGGAATAAATTTTGCTGCTTTAAATAAAAAAGATGACAGTAGAAAATGTTTTGTAAGTAGATTTGGAACGAATGGAAAATTGTTTGATTTTGATTTTTCCGCTTTTCATCCTCATTTAATTTCTAATTTAGTAAATTATGATTTAGAATTCGGCACAAACATCTATGAATATCTTGGTAAACATTATTTAAGTAAAGATAACTTAACTGAGTTGGAATTAGCTCATGCTAAGACTCTCACGTTCCGCCAGTTGTATGGAAACGTCGAACCTAAATACAAGTATATACCTTACTTTAAAAAGTGGATGCAATACATTGAACAACGTTGGAGCTTCTTTTTGGAAAATGGGTATGTTGAAACTCCGATATATAGTAGGCAAATCACGTTGGATCATATTGGTGATGATGTAAACCCAAGTAAACTTAGTAATTATATTCTACAAGCATATGAAACTGAAGTTGGTTTAACTACCGTATCCAGAATATTAAATTTACTAAAAAACAAGAAAAGTAAAGTTATACTTTATACATACGATAGTATTCTAATTGATTTTCATAAAGACGATAGCGTTGATTGTTTACATGAAATCAAGAATGCAATGGAGAACAACAAAAAATTTCCAGTAAAAATTAAAGCCGGTGATAATTATAAAGAAATGTTCAATGTAAACATTTAAATTAACGGTTATATTTATTACAATGGAAATACAAAAGTTTATATCTAATATATTGGATGAGATTTGTCTTGATGAGCGAATAAAAAATGGTTTATTTGACATAGAGAGATCTGAACATCTTTTAATTCTAAAAGAGTATGCTACTAAAATGGTAAGTGAGGAATTTGCTTCTGAGTTACACAACATGTTGACCAACGAAGGAAATTATCCTGAACGCCAAGCGTATAACGACGATGGCATATTGGTTACGTTCCCTGATGCTGAATCCAAAAAGGCTGCTATTGAACGTGGAACTCACCACGACAACAATCCTACAGGTGCTTCAAATGATAGTGAAAGTGGAGATCCTGACACAGAAGATGCGCCCGAGGAAGAATCTGAAGAAGAAAGTATGTTTGCTGACTTTGAAACTCCGGAAGAAGTTATGGCTGCTAAAGACGCAGGTGATATAACATTCCAAGAGTTTGAAAATCTGATGATAAAAGCTCGTGACGATGATGATACTTCGGATGAAGAAAAACATCACATTTACGATGTGTTGACAAAAATGAAAGCGGATCAACAAAAGGCAGCCTCTGATGGCAAAATGACCGCTGATGATTTTGATGGAAGTGAAGCTAGTTCTGGATTAGAGTGGGATAGTTTACATCCTTCTATTTTGTTCGCTTTAAAACAAAAATGGGAATTTGATAAAGGTGGTAATTGGTATGATGAAACCAATCGTTTGCGTGGTGCTACTGATCGACGTGGACAATTAGATCCATATAAATCTGAAGACAAAGATGAAATGCTTATTTGGATGGATGATTACATCAAACGAAGAGGACAACCAAAAGGCAAGTAATGAGATCACAGTTGTTATGTACATTCAGTAATAAGAAGGAGTATGAATCAACGTTAATCCAAGTATCAAATAACCACGATATATTATTTGATAAAATTTACATTCTTCAGAACACGGAGAATCCACATTATTTGTATTTAACTTATAATGTCGAGGGATATGACTTTGACTTTTTGCCAAAAACAATTTCAGTTCACCGCAAGAAGCACACAAATACATTATATACAATAAATGCTTTAAACGAACTTGTTATGGAAAAGACAGGTGGTAAAAAAGACGAGCGGTATGAATTAGATTGGGATGAATATTATAATAATATCATATTAACCAATGATGATGGAATTAATATAATATCCACTAAATTATATAAGATCATAAACCTATGACCGAAACATTTATATTAAATGTAAACGAAAGTCAATCATAATCGGTTCAATTATTTTATTATAAAAAAATAATACTTTTTATAAGTAGATTATATTAAAAGTTGTGGTATAATGATACTTATATATACGACCGGCTCAAATGGTTTAATTGAAAATTAAGAAATAAAAATTAATAATTGATTGACTTATTATAAATTGACTTTGTTGATTTATAGTATATACTGGAAGTGTAATTAAAAAATAACAAATAAAAAATAGGAAATATATGGATATTAACGCATTAAAACAACGACTTGGAGAAATCTCTGGGAAGAATAAAAAGAACAACAATCTCTGGAAACCAAACGAAGGTAAACAAATCATTAGACTTGTTCCTTGTAAAGACAATCCAGACAACCCATTTAATGAATTACGTTTTCATTATGGTCTAAACGGAAAAAATTGGTTATCGCCTGCAACATATGGTCGTCCTGATCCAGTTCTTGAGTTTGCTAATAAATTAAAGCAAACTGGAAACTCTGATGATTATAATTTGGCTAAAGACTTTTTTCCAAAAATGAGAATTTACGCTCCTGTAATTGTTCGTGGTGAAGAAGGCGAAGGAGTAAGATATTGGGGATTTGGTAAGAAAGTATATCAAGAACTTCTTGGGTTCATTTCTGATGAAGATTATGGTGATATTACTGATATGAAGGAAGGTAATGATATTACAGTTGAATATATACCAAAAGAACAAAGCGGAAAGAATTTCCCTGAAACTGTAATTCGTGTTAAGCCAAAGAAAACTGTAGTTGGTGATTCTGATGTAGTTGATGCTATCAAAAACCAACCTTCTATTAAAGACATCTTTGATGAAAAGAGTTATGATGAACTGAAGGATGCTCTTGAGTCTCATATTAATCCTGAAGCTGGTGAAGTTGAAGACACTGATGATGAAGTTGTTGTTGTTGAACAAAAAGTAACCGAAACTTCAAAAGATGATGATGCTCCAGCGGTATCAAGTAAAGCTCCTAAAGCTGCTTCATCAAATGTAGGAACGGATTTTGATAAACTATTTGATGTATAGTTTTCGTGTTGATTGATTCGTTGTTTGGACAGAACCCTGTTAATGGGGTTCTGTCCTTTTTGTTTATAAACTTAAAAAATAAAATGTATGGCTAAAAAAACTGCTAAAAAAACAACCTCAACTAAAAAGATTGAGGTAGAAGTCGAAGGAAATACCGACTCCATCATTGCCGACATTGCTGGCATGATCAATAAAGCTAACAAAGAGGGTGGAAATGTTGCTTTTGTAATGGGAAATGACAATCCTGATGATCCGACAAAAATTGTTGACTGGGTTCCCAGTGGAAATGATCAATTAGATTTAATAATGTGTAATCGACCTGACGCTGGTTATCCGGTCGGTCGGATTACGGAAATTACAGGATTAGAACATTCCGGTAAAACATTATTATCTATGCACGCTCTCGCTGAGACACAAAGAAAAGATGGTATTGCTGTGTTTATTGATACTGAATCATCATTAGATCATAATTTTGTTAGAGCGATTGGTGTTGACTTGGATAAATTATTATATATTTCATGTGATCACGTTGAAGAAATATTTGAACACATGGAAACTATAATTCAGAAAGTTAGATTATCTAATAAAGATAAGTTAGTGACTATTGTTGTGGATTCTGTAGCCGCTGCTTCTTGTAAAGCTGAACAGGAGTCTGATTTTGATCAAACTGGATTTGCAACTCAAAAAGCTATAATTATAAGTAAGGCTCTTCGTAAGATTACTCAATTAATAGCTAGACAACGTGTAGCATTGATTTTCACCAATCAGTTACGTCTTAACTTGGGTGCTGTATACGGAGATAAATATACAACATCTGGCGGAAAGGCATTAGGATTTCATGCTAGTTTACGATTGAGATTATCTAAGGCTGGTCAAATTTTGGATAAACCTAAGAAAAACGGTGGTCGTGTAATTGGCATTAAAACTATATGTAAGATGATAAAAAACCGACTGGGACCTCCTGATCGAGATCATACGTTTAATCTATTTTTTAATCGTGGCATTGACAATTATGGTGATTGGATAGAAACGCTTAAAGATAAAAAAATCATAAAAGGGACTAGAACTCCTTATACATATACGGATACAAATGGTCAAGAAATTCTATTACATAAAGACAAGTTCACGGATTTGATGAAATCCGATACAGAACTTCGTGACGAACTGTATAAACATTTATGTGACATTCATATAATGAAATATACATTTCAAGAAGAATGTGCTAGTGATGATATATTAGTCGTTGAAGATGACGACGATGATTTAGAAGATTAACGAAAAAAAGGGCGATCATTTAAGGTCGCTCTTTTTTTACGAACTTAAAACTTCCCAGAGTCCTTCTTTCAAACTTATAATTTGATTTGAATTTGTCTATGTCAATGAAAACGGCAGTGTCATCACTACGTATTAAAATAATACCGTGATATTTAAGAACACTGAATTATTCTTCCGTAATATACTCGTCGTTCAATTTAGTTGGATCGTTTACAACATCCAATTTTCTCAAATCCAAAAATAACTTGCCTTCCAATTTTAATTCATCGTCTATTTTTGCTTTTAATTTATCATTGTCAATTGAAATTTCCGAAGCTGAAAATGTTTGAGTGCGTCCATTTTTTCGTATTTTAATATAATCTATTACATTAGAAACTTCCTCAGTTGACCCTATTAATTTACAAAATTCACGGATAAATGAAAACAATCCTTTTGATATTTCAATTTTTGTGTTTGTTTTTAACCAGTTTTCAAATGATGTCTTTGCTTTTTTTGTAGCATTAATCTTCGCTATGATTTTTTTAATAGAATCGTATTTTAATGGATCTTCGTGTTTATTAAATGCTCTCTTCAATTCATTTATCTGATTGATAAAATTCAAATTAGCAAGATTGAGGGCTCCGCCCGGAATAGTGATTACTTCGGATGATTCATTTGGGCGTTTAATATCAATATATTCACTGTCGTTTATTATAATATCAGGATCAGTTGTTCCTCCTGATTTAACATTATCTTTACCCAATATCCTTTTTAATAATACCATAAAAGCGGTTTCTCCTTTTCCCATTCCTTTAGTTTTCTTGTCAATATCATAATATTCTTCTTTTTCTTCAGTTGACATTTTATTAAATGTTTCCACAGCAAGCGATATAGCATCGAGATTGTCTTTACTTAAAAATTCCTTTAAGTATTTCAAATCATTCTTATTAAATTTACCATTTTCGATGATGGGGAATCCTCTTGGAATCTTTTTACACCATTGTTCTAAAATAAAATTGGAAATCTTCATATCTTTAAACTTTTTTATTGACTTTTGCTATAAATATCGTAAAATGATAAATATGGAAAAATTAGACAAACATAAAAAGAGCCGTCTTTTTTCAATTTTCGAGAATTTGGATTCTGATATAGACCTAAGATCGGAACGAAATATAAATAGTGATGTGTTAATAATCGACGGTAATAACAATTACATAAGATGTCATTGTGCTAATCCAGCGATTAATGCTGATGGTGAACATATTGGTGGCATAGACGGTTTTTTCAAGAGTTTAGGGTATGCTATACGAACTTTACAACCTACACGGTGTATCGTAGTATTTGATGGTGTAGGAGGAAGTCAGCGAAGACGAGCGATATATAGCAATTACAAAAACAAACGTAAAAGCAAACTGCGGTTGAATCGTGTGTATGAGGATTTGGATGATGGTTCTGACGAACAAACGAGTATTTTACGTCAAATGCAGAAAGTTGTGGTGTTGTGTCAAAATTTGCCGGTTAGTATGATGGCGATTGACAATATTGAAGCTGACGATAGTATAGCGTTTCTTTGTACCGAAGTTTTCAATACTGATAAAACCGAAAACATTACTATAATGAGCAACGACAAAGACTTTTATCAGTTGGTAAATAAGAAGATAAAGGTTTATAGCCCAACGAAAAAGAAAATATTTGGCCCTAAAGAGGTATATGATGAATTTGGAATAACTGCTAAGAATTTTATATATTACAAAATACTTGCTGGTGACTCTTCTGATAATATTGATGGTATAAAAGGGATCAAAGAAAAAACAGCGGTAAAATTATTTCCACAATTATCTACAGAAGATGACTTTACGTTAAACGAAATGATTCGATATACTCAAGATAATGTAAATGGTAAATTAAAAGCATATAACAACATAAATGAAAATGTAAACATATTACATAGAAATTATGATTTGATGCAATTGGGAACTGCTGATTTTAACACACATTCAAAATTAAAAATTCAGAATATCATTAACCATAAGGTAGATCCTACTAATGTATATGAGTTTACAAAACTTTTAAAAAAATATAAATTGTTCAATGTAATAAAAAGCCACGACACTTGGTTACGTGATACATTTGACAATCTCGATTTTTACGCAAAACAGTCATAACACGACTTATTATAAATTGACGAAATCAAGTATATATGGTATGTACTATATCTATATAAAATAAACACGAAATAAAAATATATGTCTAATAACAACGAGCGAGACACGTTAACAAAATTTGGTAGTTCATTTCAAAGTAAATGTATTGCCAGTATATTCACAGATAAAGAGTTCCTTACGCAAGTGATGGATATTGTTCATTTGGATTTCTTTGAAAATTCCGCACATAAGTGGATTTTGAATGAGATCATTGAATATTTCAAACAATATACTGAATTGCCAACGCTTGAAGTATTCAAGCACAAGATGAAAGACATCGACAATAAGGTGTTATATGAAAGCATTGTAAATCAGTTAAGAGCGATCACAAATTCAACAACTTCTTCTGATTTGGTTTATATCAAAGAACAATTTTTGGAATTTTGCAAAAATCAAAAATTAAAATGTGCTATCATAGAAAGTGCTGATTTGCTTCAAAGTGGTGAATATGAACAAATCAAACATGTTGTGGATGAAGCTTTAAAGGCTGGAATGGAACGTGATGATGGACATGACTATTTAAACGAAATTGATGAACGTTTAGTTGATGATGCTCGTGATACGGTAAAGACAAATTGGAAAGCCATTGATGATTTAATGGATGGTGGATTGGGCCCTGGAGAGTTAGGAGTATTTTGTGCTAGTGCGGGTGCGGGAAAATGTATAGGCCCTAATACCGAAATCGACCTTCAGTATGAAGAACTTGGAATTGAGATACAAGGTAATACCGGAAATCCTTATGTATTGTGGATTGATCCGTTTAAAGAATATGATGTATCTGGAATAGTAGATGGCGTTACTTCGTGTGTTGGTTGGCGAATATACAATGTTTTATGGGAACTTGACAATATTAGAATTAACTCCCAAACATAAAACCAATAAAAATTATGTTTGATAATATATATTGACATGGAATTATTAAAATGTAAAATCTGTGGAATAGAACGTCGTAGTTTAGTAACTCATTTGACTAAAGTTCATAAAATAACTGGAAAACAATATAAGGAATTGTATGGTGATTGTAAATTAATATTGGTATCCGATGAAACTAAATTGAAGCTTAGTAAGTCTAATAAACGATGGTGTTCTTCTGAGGAAAATAGAAAGAAATTATCCGAGCGTGCCAAAAACGGAGGAAGTATATTCACTGTTAATTATTGGATTAAACGTGGATATTCATTGGAAGATGCAAAATGTAAAATTTCTGAAATACAGATTGAGAACGCGAAAAAATCAACTGACTCATTTGATAAATCAAGAAGTTGTTTCTGCGTCGATTATTGGGTTAATAAGGGATTTTCTATAGAAGAATCAAAAACGGAAGTTTCTAAATTACAAAAAGAACTAACAAAACGATCGTCGAAATTTAAAGGAAAAATTAGAACAGACGAATCAAAGATGAAAATATCAAAATCCATGACAGAACATATTAATTCAGTTGGTGCTAGCGAATGGTCTTCTCATTTTGGTGATTTCAATGGTTCTTCTATTTTAGAAGACTCTGTATTTGACTTTGTTAATGGGAAGTTTCCTGGTGTCAAACGACATGTTGATATTTCACATTATGTAGTGGATATATTAATAGATAATATAATAATTGAGGTTAATGGTGATTTGTGGCATGCAAATCCGATTAAGTATTTAGAAAACGACATTATAAATGAGTCTATATTGAACATTACCGCTGGAGAACGATGGGAACGTGAAAAAAATAGAACTAATATATTAGAGTCGCTTGGTTATATTGTATATGTTATATGGGAACATGATTGGAAAAATAATCGTAAAAATGAAGAAAATAAAGTAATTAAATTTTTATATGAAAATAATAGTAAAAACTGTAAATAAAAAAGTAAAAATAAAAGATATATTTGATGGGGTTGGCATTCCTAATGAGGAACATGCTTCAAAAGCGCCACCAATAAACTTACGGGTAAAGACTCCATATGGTTATAAACGTATAGCAAATATGTTCAGAACTGAGCGTCAGAAAACCGTCACTACTTACTTCGGAAACAACAAAACTTTAAAAACGTCAGATAACCATAGGATAAAATCAAATGGCGATTGGGTATATGTTAAAGATTTGCGAGTTGGTCAAAAAGTTGAAACATTAAGCGACAACACTAAAGTAATAAAGAAAATAACAGGAAGAGAAGAAATTTTATATGATATTAGTGTAGAAGATGTTCATTGTTATTATTCAAATGGAATATTGAGTCATAATTCTTGGTGTTTAAACAAGGTTGGAGTTGAAGCGTTAAAGCAAGGAAAAAACGTGGTTCACTTCACAATGGAACTTCAACAAAAATATGTTGGTAGACGATATGATTGTTGTTTTACTGGAGTTGACTTTCAAAACATCGTAAGTCACAAAGAACAAGTATATCAAGAATTGAAAAATATAAATTCGTGGTTAAAAATAAAATACTTTCCGATCAAAACTGTATCAGCATTATCTTTAAAAAATTACATTGAACGTATTCAGATGTTGAGTGGCGAAAAGGTAGATTTGATGATTGTGGATTATGCTGATATTTTGAAACCTGTTGCTGCTGAACGTAACAGCAATTCATATAGTGAAGCTGGAGGAATTTATGAAGAATTACGTGGGGTTGCTGGAGAGTTACAAATTCCATGTTGGACAGCGTCACAAACGAATCGTGGTTCCGCTTCTGAGGATGTTATTGAAGCTGGAAGTATATCAGACAGTTTCAGAAAAATTATGACCGCTGATTTCGTAATGAGTATATCTCGTAAGACAGAGGATAAGTTACAAAATACAGCAAGAGCACACGTTATAAAAAACCGTTTTGGTGCGGATGGTTGTACATTCAACAGCTTTTTTGATGCTTCTTGTGGTAATATAAACATCTATGATAGAAATGACCCTGAAAGTGCTAAATTGCAATCGAAAATGGCCGACGGAGAAAATGCTGCTAAACGAAGAGTTCAAGACATATGGAATAAATCAAAAAACGACGAAGAAAATGATTTCGATCTCGGATAAAAATAAAATTCTTAATATTTATATTAAGAAAGGTTGATATGGCTACTCACAAAACAAAAAACAAAACAAACTCTACCTTTTCGTTATCTGACGATTTGGTAGAGGAATTTAATTCTGTAATACGTGAACAATGTGTTAATAAAAGCGCGTTGGTTGAAAAATTAATTCGTGAGTGGTTATTAAAACAAAATCATGAGCGGAGTATACAAGATAGTAAATAATGTAAATGGAAAATTCTATATAGGAAGCACCACTAGAAAAATATCAAAACGTTGGCAAGAACATCTGAATAAGTTGCGAAAGGGAACTCATAGTAATTGTCATTTACAGAGGTCATATGATAAATACGGTGAAAAATCATTTGATGTTGAAACTCTTATTGAGTGTTCGCCATCCGATGTTTTGATACATGAACAGAAATATATAAATGAATTGACTCCTGATTATAATATATGTAAAACTGCTGGGAATACATATGGAATAAAACTATCAGATGATGTTCGTAAAAAAATGAGCGAATCCAGGCGTGGTAAAAATAATCCGTTTTATGGAAAACAACATACAAAGGAGGTCATGGATGATCTTATTAAGCAACAAAAAGAAAGAGGTCAATGGAAAGGAACTGATAATCCTAAATTTGGAAAAGGACATGAAATTACAGGAAAAAATAACCCATCCTACAAGGGAGACTTTATATTTAAACATCCTATTTATGGAACTGAAATTTGTCATCAGCAATTTTTAATTAAAAAATACAATTTGTGTGGAAGTGCTATATCAAATATTTGTAATGGAAAACGAAACAAACATAATGGTTGGATATGTCTTGGTAAATCCGATGGTTTGGATTTAGGATAAATTATACTTTTTTTAAAATTAAACATATTTATATATTAATACATCTTATATAAATATGTTTGATTCTATATCTCCTCAATTTTTGACTATTATTTCGTCGTTTATAACTGCGGTTCTTACCGGAGTTTTGACTTATTTTGGAGTACGTAAAAAGAACAATAATGATGCTTTTAAAAATTTAATTGATGCTAATGAGAAATTCCGTGAAGAAATAAGGAGGGATCTTATTGTTGCTAAACAAGATTTATTGCAGGCTAGAGATGAAATAAATAAAAGTCGTGAACATATATTAGGTTTGGAGAATAAGATAGATGAATATCAAGTGGAAATTGACAGTTATAGAAAATCTATCACTGCATTAAAAAGCGAAATATTGTCATATCAAGCTGTTACGGTGAAATATAAAGAAGAGATTCATCAACTTACACTTAAACTTGATGCTTACAACGAACAAATGTACAATAATGGGAAACAAAGGGATGAATGAGTGATTCCAAAAGAGTTTTCAGTGTCACGTGTATTGACGATGATCCTAATACGATAGAATTAATGACGTTAATTTGTTCTCGACGAACTGACATTAAATTAACAACATTTATAAATCCTGTTAAAGCATACTCTGCACTAAAACATTTAATAGATAATAATAATAGTCCTGATATTGTTGTTATCGATCGAAAGATGCCCTATCTTCCGGGAGAACAATTAAATGTGATGTTAAAGCACTTAGATCCTGATTTATTTTCCGTATTATACACATCGGAAAATAACAATACCATATTGAAATATGATAAGAGTATCTATAAGTTTGATCATACTTATATTAAGTGTGGAAGGATGATGATTAATGAAATAATAGACGATATTATAAAAAATAAGTTGACAAAAGAGAATGCATAATATATAATATTCCATATGGAAAATGAAGAATATGTTGATACTTCAAAGGTATATATAAGAGAAATATCATCTAAAATTGCAAAAGAACTTATTGTAAAAAACCATTATTCTCATGCGTGGACGATGTGTAGTTTACCTATGGGTATATTTTATAAATCAGACAAACAAGATGCTCATTTTGATTACGGAGATGAAAATCTTGATTTGATTGGGGTATGTGTATTTGGGAATCCCGTTGGTCGAAGTGCAGCCGCTTCTTTTTCATCTGAAGTAAAGCTCGGTGAAGTATATGAACTTACTAGGTTATGGATTGCTGATGGATATGGGAAGAATATCGAAAGTTATGTAATAGCACAATGTTTTAAATATATCAAACAACATAGACCACACATCAAAGTAATTCTCAGTTACTCTGACAGTGAACAAGGACATATGGGTGGAATTTATAAAGCTACTAATGCTTACTATCAAGGAACTCAGATTGCTTTGATGCCTAATTTTTCCATATCAGTAACCAAAGATCCTTATGATTGGATTCATTCTAGGACTGCCTTTGAGAAGTTTGGAAGTCATAACATAGAGAAACTAAAGAAGGCTATTGGTCATACATTCTGGCGTAAACAGGAGAGTGGCAAACATAGATATTTTTGGATATTGACCAATAAAAAGGAAAAGGCTAAAATTCTAAAAACTTTGAAACACCCTACTCAAAAATACCCTACTGACCCAGAAATGTTTAATTATCCCGTTACAGAACATTTCGTTGAATCTAAAAATGAGTTAAAAAATCCATTTTTTGATTAGTGCCTATATTTATAGGCATGACTGATATACAGATCAAAAAACTTTTAAAAGAGGAAATTCGTAGGCAGTTGGGAGAATCTGCTACGGATGAAATGGTCGAGGGTATGCTTGACCGAATGAAAGCTAAGGCTAAAGGTGCTGTTGCCGGAGTCAAAGGAGCGGCTGGTGCTGTTAAAGACAAAGCATTAGGAAAAGGTAAAAAGGGACAATCGTTCAAGGATACCGTTAAACAAGGATATAAAAAATCCTCTGAGAAAGTAGCCACTTCTTCTATAGTGGGAACATTTTGGGAATATATCCAAAGAATTTTCTGATTTTCAAAATGACATGACTAAACTTTTGAAATTAGAACCGTCTAAGAGCTTCAATGAATTTATTGCTAATATGCAAGAGATCGATCCTGATTTGGTAGAACCTATTTCAAAAATATATATAACATTTACTAAATTGAAACAACAAGAAGATAAAAAGAAGTAATGAGAAATTTAAAAACATTAATTACCGAAGATCGTGTTTTGAGAGATTTACTTGGGGAGTCTCATTACAAACAATTAACAACTTCTGAAAAATCCGATATATTTGAAGCAGCTGATGTATTTCGTTCATATTTAGATGAACTACATCGTGAACTCAGTTCAGATCAAACATTAATCAATGAGGGAATCTTTGATAGAGCCAAAGCTCAGTTTTCTGGAACTATTGCTGGTGCTAAACAATTAGGAAAAAATTTATCTGGTAAAGATGCTGTTGATCCAGCTGCTGCTAAAAAAATGGCAATGATCAACAATAGAATTGATACTTTTAAGAAAAATCTTGGAACACATTCTGCTAAAATGTTAGCTGATTTGGCTAAAGGTGGATTTGATCCTAAAGTTGTTAAAAAATTAAATACGTTTGTAGAAAAGAATTTAAAAGAAACTCATGGTATAACGATAAAAGACACTAGCATAATGGCTAGGTTGTCTGATACTGCTGGTGGAGTTAGTAAAGCTGCATTGAAAGCGTCAATGCCAATCATTCAGAAAGTGATTAAAGAGTTTGGTGCTAAGATGGATGCTTTGTATCAGAAGTCTGGCCCAATCAAAGGATTTGACGATAAATACAAAAAAATGATTACTTCGCTTAAAGCGAAACATCCTGAAGCTACCAAAGCGTTATCTAAATTTTCTAAATTTGCACTTAAACATAAAAGTAAGGGAACTATCATAATTGGTGGTTTGGTTGCTTTGATGACTGCTGCTGGAGCTACTGGTCCAATGGCACCATTAATTGTTGGTGTTGGTATGAGAGGTATGTTCGGTTTACTTGCTGGTGAACCTCCTGCTAAGGCATTTGGAAAAGCAGCTATTACTGCTCTGGTAGGTAAATTTGTTGGTGGTGAAATAAAAGAATTTTTCGGTGGATTGTTTGATGGTGTTTCTGTGGGTGGTGCTGGTGATGCGGCTGCTGAAGC